GTGTTTACCATCGCCAACGTGTACGCCTGGGACAACCGTCTCCAAGCCCCGTTGCCCCACCTCCAGCAGTTCCGAGTAATCGGTAACTACACCGCTACGGCGGGTGCGGTTACGGGTGTTCGCATCTTCCCGGCCCTGGTCGTGCAGAATGCCAGCCCGTCGGGTGCGGACTTCAACACGATTTCGAACAACACCGCTCACGCGACTGTTGACTCGATTCCGGGTGCGACCGCTGCGGTTATCTTTGTGGGTACGGCCTCTACGTCTGTCCGTCCTCGCGTTATCATGTCCAAGGATGCCATCGTGGTTAGCACGGCTGATCTGATCATGCCCGCGACCGGTATCGGTTCTCGTAAGTCTCTGACGAAGGTTCCGATCTCGGTCCGTATGTGGCAGAACTCTGTCTTTAATACCGGCGAACACCAAGTCCGCTTCGACGTTGCCCTCTCGGCTAACGTTGCTGACAGACGTAGGATCGTCCGTGTTAATGGTACTTCTGGCACCGATCAGTAATTGAACCGGGGGAGGATCTTTGTGGTCTTCCCCCACTTCACCTAGGAGAACCGCCATATGGCCGCTGCTATGAACAATGTTACTCTGACGCCGCAGGGTGGGTGGACGGCTCTCACGTCGGCTAACATCACCTCTTTCTTGCGTCTCAGTAAATTTCCTAGTCACGTTCCTGTATTCCTTACTGTTGCAGCCAGCCCGCCTACCGGAACCCCTACCGGAGGTTTTCGCTGGGCCTGTGATCATACTTTCTTTCAGGGCGCGATAACTGGTAACGTGTACGCACGTATCCAGAATAACTCTAATGCTGATGTTCACGTTTCGGTGTTTGCCAACTAATGACTGGTACCCCCATCCTCAATATCATTTCAGACGCTTTACGGGAGACTAATCTTATCCCGTTGGGTGTTGCACCTAATACTGATCAACAGAATGAGGCTTTCAGCAAGCTTCAGTCTATTGTGTCTAGTGTTCTTGGTAATGAGATGGGGGAAAACCTGATCCCCTTCGCCCTAGGACAAGACAATATCACCTCCCCTAAGGGGTACCCTTGGTGGAATAATAGTCTTCCAGGCAACTTATTTGTGCAGACTAATCTTCGGATCATGTGCAATCTAACCGGTGCTGGTTATATTAACCTCCACCCGAAACCGCACGATGGGGCTCGGATGGGTATTGTTGACGTCTCTGGAAACTTTGCTACAAACCCTCTTACCATCTTTGGCAATGGTCGTATGATCGACGGTGCACAGCAACAGACATATACGACGAACGGCCTTATTCGCGAGTGGATTTATCGCGAAGATCTAGGTAGCTGGGTTACAGTTATTCCGTTGATCATCGGGGGTAATATGCCTTTTCCCCCGGAATTCGATGACTACTTTATCATCGCTTTGGCTATGCGTCTTAATCCGCGCTACGGGCAGGTAATGCACCCTGCCTCTGTAGAGGTCTTAAAGAATGTGACGATGAAGCTGACTGCTCGTTATAGTCAAGCTACGACCCAAGTGCCTGTTGAATCTGGCCTTCTGTATCTCACTCATTGGAATCGTTTCTGGGGTTATGGTGCATATGGCCCGACTTATGGTGATCCAAATGATATGTTCAATTCAGGGTTCCCTTATTAATGACTTCAGTCCCTCTAGGTAAAGGTGCCTATGAGCGTCTCTACGCTGGGGCTCCAGTTATTGAACTGCTCAATCGTTGGTTGGAAGCTAACCCCGCCAACCTCCGAGAAGGCACATCTGTTCTTGCCCGCCCCGGAACTGTGCCTGTTGGTTTTGCCCTTAATCAGGGCACGTATGTTGGACCTAATCCAATGCGGGGCAACTATTCTTTGAATGGTCTTTTCGGCGGTAATCTCTTTGTTGTCTGTGGTTCCAACCTCTACATGTTTCAAGACAATGGAGATGGTTCTGTAACTACGACCCCAATCGGCGGAACCATCCACGGTACTGGAACTCCTGAGGTGGCTTGGCAGGCGGGTACTGGTTACCAGCGCCTCTGGATCTCAGACGGCCAATTGCTACAATATTACGAAGGCCCTGCCGCCGCTTCCGGCATTCTAACATTAACGGGTACAATCGTTAATGGGGTTGACAAGTTCCAGGTTGGCGGTGTATACTATACTTGGGGCACGACTTTTAGTGGTTCAGATGCAGGTACCTCTTCTAATCCCTTTGTTGTTAAGCCCACTAGTATTAGTCTCGGTCTTGCCCCTCTTGATCAATTAATTCTGGCGATCAATGCTACCGGTAATGCTGGTGTCGATTACAGTAGTACAATCGGTGGTCCGAATACTCTAGTCACAGCAGCTAACTTTAGCGGTACTAGTCCCTCGACAGCAATCAAACTGTCATCTATTGTTCACACCTCTGGCGCTAATTCCATTACGTTCTCGGTTGTGGCAGGAACGGCCCTGAGCGCTAGTGGGACGGGCAATCTTGCTGGTGGTGGTGCTCAGGTACTCAACTCTAGTCCAATGCCTGGGGCGGTCGTCCCTAGCACGATTACACAGGTCAGCAGTTATGTTCTTGTGGCAGTCGCTAATACCCAACAGTTCTACTGGTTAAACCCCGGCGCAATAACTATCGATCCCCTGAACTTTGCCTCTAAAGAAAGTTCCCCCGATCCGATTATATCCATGAGAGCCGTAGGCGATCAGGTCATGGTAATGGGTACCAAATCCACTGAGAACTGGTATGCTACCGGTAATCTATCGGCCCCATTTGCCCCCATCCAAGGTCGTGTGTACGCTCGTGGAATTGTTCCAGGCACTGCTGTAGTCATCGATGATGGAATCATTCTAGTCGGTGATGATGGTCGTGTTTACTCCATTGGCTTTCAACCTGGAGATAGTACCGACGTTGGGTGGGGTGTCAGCCGGATCTCCAATAACGGCATCGAAGAACGTGTCAGATATCAAATTAGACGACAGGATGGATTGAACCCATGAGCAGACTCTTTAACGAAGGCTTCGATCATTACGGCGGTCTTACTTCGCATATGCTCGAGGGGCCTTATGCTGCTCTTGCAAATAATGGTGGCCAGAGTTACTTCCTCGGTAACCCTGGCTGGGGTGTGGGTACGGGCCTAAATTCGCTATGCTGCGCTAATTTTAGTTCTATTGGCGGAAGTAATGACGGACTCCGGAGAGTTATCCCACAAGGCAGTCAAGCAAATATTATCACTGCATTTCGTTTTGGTGTGACGTCTCTACCACCTTATAGTGGACAACAAATCCTCGCTTTTCGCGACGGTAATAACGCTTTGATTGGATCACTCCAACTGAATGCTGACGGTTCTCTGAGTTTTGTGGCTAGCGGAACCGTGTCTACTCAAGGCCCTGTGATCAAAGCGGCTAACTGGCATCACCTAGAGCTTCAAGTTATCCCCGGTTCTGGTACAGTTATTCTACGTATTGATAGCGCTCAGGGTACAGACACTCCCAAGATTAGTACCACTTCTCTGGTCTTTTCGAATACCAATCCGATCGCTCAGTTCTCGTTTTTTGCTAATGCCGGGTCGAGTCCTGGTTATGGTAATACGATGGGCGTGGACGACTGGATTGTATCTAACAATGCCGGTACGGTCAATAATGGATTTGAAGGCGACCAACGAGTTGCTACGCTATTACCAATTAGCGACACTAATATTTCCGGATGGACGCCCTCTTATCTGAAGAAATTTGGTGTCGGCGTCCTTAACGATTCTGCTGGTGGTGGTGGATTCTCCATTGCCAGTACAACTGCTACGGACGTTAGTTCAGGGGACTTCACCCTTGAAGGCTGGTTCAGGTTCCACTCTCTACCGACCGGAGCTAATTCCGCTGTCTTATTTAATAAGTGGGACGCCACTAACAATCGCAGGTCCTATCAAGCCTTCATTGGGGGGCCGTCGAATAACAACGGTAATTTCGTATTCCAGATCTCTACAGACGGATCCGCCGGTACAGTAAACCAGAAGATCAGTTATCCTTGGAATCCTGTTGTAGATGTGTGGACCCACATTGCCATTGTCAGGGCGTCCGGAAATTTGAACTTCTATGTCAATGGTTCACAACTTGGTCAGACGGTAACCTCTTCAGAAACGTACTTCTCCGGAACTGCCCCTACAGCTATTGGCGGTCAGATTGAAGGTACAACGTCCTTTGTCACCGGTACAGATTTCTCTGGCTGGATGGATGAACTTCGTCTTACTATCGGCTATGCACGATATACCTCGAGCTTTGCTGTGCCTAGTACTGCATTCCCTCGCGGATCGGGTAGTGATCCTCAATGGAGCCAGGTTGCCCTTATTGCCGGATTCGATAGCAGCAATGCAGATGAGTCCAGCCACCTGTTTCCGCTGACGATGTACAATGGTGCGACGTGGATCACCCCCAATGATGGTTCTGCCCTTGGTGCATATAGCACTAT